CAAGGGTCTTGAATCCTTGAACGACACCGCAATTGTCTCCCGCACTGCTGGTGCAGAGGACAATCTCAACGTCGCAGAGGCGTATGCCGTCCAGCGCGAACTTCGCAAGAAGTTCGGCAAGATGAGCACCGCTGAGCTCGGCGAGGCACTTGACATTCAGGCTGGTCGCGAGACGGGGAAGCAGGCTTCGGCTGATATCCTTAACCGACTTGCAACCGCGAACCCGAACATTTCCAAGCTTTTGGACAGCAGCGGCGGCGCGGCTCTTATCCGACAGGACCTTGAGCCAATCCTCTATTCGCTGTTCGTAAAGCGATTCCCAATGTTTGACCGACTGCGCAAGGAGCCTGCAAACGGCCTTGTGCACGCGTTCAATCAGCAGACCGCTTACGGCGACGCAGTTTTCCAGACGGAAACTGGCACCGTGACGGACGATAACAACACCTACGCTCGCCAGACGACGAACGTTGCCGTGCTTGCTACCCGCCGTGGTATCACGCTTAAGCAGCAGTTCGCTCTCACTGGTGGCGGGTCGCCGTTCAACGGCCTCTCGGCTGAGCTTGCCGGTGGCGTAACCGCCATCGCACACAAGCTTCAGAAGCAGGTTTTCCAGGGCAACGCCACGGTCACCTCTGGTGCAGGCGCAACCGCTGAGCTCGGCGCGTATGACGCGAACGGGTTTGACGGTCTCCGCAAGCTCTTGGGTTCGGCTGCTGGACAGGGCATTATCGCGACGAAGGGCACTGCTGCCTATCTCGCCACGATTAACAGCGCTGTTGCCTCAGTTCTCGACAATGGTGGTAACCCATCAGCAATCGTTTGCTCGCCAACGGACTACGCTGGCCTTGTAAACGAGCTGACGAGCCTTGTCCGATACAACGCACCAGCATCCGATGAGGTTGCGGGCGCGACGTTTGGTCAGGTTGTTACGGCTGCTGGCGCACTCCCGATCCTTGCGGTCGCGGGCGATGCCATCGGCTCGTACACGGTCACTTCGCCAACGACGGCGAACTATCGCGATATGTACATCATTGACGAGGACACCTGGTCAATGCCGTACCTTGGCGCGGACAGCATCACGACGCTGGAGATCCCAGTGGGCGTGAACGGTGCTCTTTCCAAGCTCTACATCATGTATGTGATGTTCGGTCTTGCGAACAAGGCTCCGCAGTTCAACGCAAAGGTTCGCGTAACCGTCTAATCGTCAACTGACGAAGTAGACTAGAATAGGGTCGGGCGAAAGCCCGACCCTATTTCTTTTGGAGGCACATGGACGACCAGGGATACGAACTAGCAAAGAAGATCATTACTCGGGCAGTAGAGGAATATGACCCTTTTGAGCGGGTTAGGGTTCGTTGCCCACTTGATGGAATTGTTACATTTTCAGATGGGGCATCGTATAAGTTTGTTAATGGCGTTGCCGAGGTCCGAAGGAAGAACCTGCAGGAAGCCTACGAGATGGGCTGTAGAAGGCTCGGAAATGGGCCTAGGAGCCCTCAGGAACCTTGATTGCTACTGGCTGGAGTGCTGCTGCGTTCCAAGTGAAGTGAGTCGTCCCGTAGTGGCGGGTAATGGCATCCACCTTCAGCCAAATTTCACCCCCGATTGATCTCCAATCGTTGCAGAACATGAAGTCCTCCCCAATGAAGAACCCGTCTTCGTCAAGGGCGTATCGGAAGTACTCAAAGGTCTGGATTGGGGCTTTCTTCTTTGCTTCCTCCCCGACACCATCTGGCTCAAGATATACGCGACCCGGGAACTCCTCTTGGAATTTTTCAAATACAGAACGGTGAAGTACAACGCACCCCGTTCCGATCTTCTCAGCCCGCACAAGGTTTAAGTCCTTTGCGACTTCGTCAAGGTTGGTAGTTGAATCGTCGCCAACAATGAAATTAGGAGCGCAGAAGTAGGACGATAGATACTCTGGCTCAACATCTTCACCGGCGGCAATTGTAAAGTCCCTTAGGCGCCCCAGATCCATTGCCCGCTTGGAGCATGGGATTCCGACAAACTGCTTGCCGCTTAGAACAGCGCCAAGAATATCCCTTGAGTCAACCTCAATGTCCCCATCAATCATGACAAGAAAGTCGTAGCCGCTAGCCATAAACTGAGAGACAATTTTGTTTCTTGCCAGTGGGAGAATTGAGTTTCCCCACACAACCCGCCAAGCAAACTTAAGGCCGAACTTTGAGCACGCGCGCTGGATGTCGAGCACGCTCTTGGTGTATCCCCATGACATATTTCCGTCAAGTGATGGGGTTGACACGTAGACCTTGGGAAGCTGCTGCTCCCCTGCCTGCTCTTGGGCTATCTGCTCTTCACGGTTTCGCCTGGACTTCTTGCTCATGGTGCCTCCCTAGGTCAATATTATCATATCGTAGATCACTAAGCGGTGGACTAAAACCCCACTTAAGAGCACAATCTTACCATGATTCGAGTAGTGGTTCCAGTTCCTGACATTGCCACGAAGATCGCGTCCTATAACAAGATTGAACTTGGACGGGCTTCCAGCAAGGCGGACGCCGATGCCCAGACGGGCACTTTTGCCAGCCTTGGGCAGGTCATTACCCTTGTTGCGCTTGTCTCATCATACTCCTATGACGATGACGCCGCAGCCGAGGGTCAGTTCCACGCCTACCGATTCGTCAACAGCTCAACCAATGCGACCAGCTCATGGACCACAATCCGCGGCAGGACCCTTGGGTACCTGACGGCTGAGGAGTTCCGATCTTATCAGATGGGCGACCTGACCGATTCGTCTGGGGCCGACCTGTCTGATCAGACGATTGACTCGTTTATTTCTGTTGCATCTAGACTGGCAGACTCATATGTTGGATACAGTTTTGCCTACCGGCAGACCACTGAGCGCCACGTCTGGAACCAAAAGAGCCGACGGGTGTATCCAAAGGAGAGGCCGATTGTGTCGGTATCTTCATTTAAGGTCTATGTGAGCAACCAGCAAAATGCCGAATTTACGGTTAACGATACGTTTGTCAACGCTGACCGAGGATACGTTGAGATTACCAGCCTTGCGAATGTAACCTATTCTCTATTTCCAGCAATTGTTGCGCTTGGTCTCGTTGAGCCGGTTGCAGAGATTACCTATGTTCACGGGTATCAGTACACACCAAGCGACATCAAGGACGCTGTTGCACTTACTACCGTGGAGCTTATTGCCCGCGACAGCCTATCAAAGCAGGGAATGACAGGACTTTCTAGGCTTCGGGTTGGAGAGATGGAGATGTACTCTGACACGCCTCAGGGAGGGGCGTCTAGCGTTCTTGCCATCCCATCCGCAGCATGCACGATGCTTGATCCGTATCGGTTTATCTCGGTGCGCTAATGACGCTGCCAGGATTTGTAACTGACATCACGCTAAAAAGAAACGGCCAGACTGGACACGCAGACGACGGGACGCCGACTGTGTCCACGTCAACCATTTGGACCAAGAAGGGCCACTACCAGCAGCAGCAGGGTACCGACATTCAGACTGGAACCGGACCGCTGGAACATCAGGTGTATCGCTTTTGGCTTCCATTCCTTACTGGTACCAATAGGCCGCGACAGGCAGATACCCTTGTAGCAGACGGATATTCGTACGCTGTCATAGGACTTGAGCAAGAGAGCCTTAAGCATCACATCATTGTGAGGGCTGAGCGCGCAGAGAGAAGCTAATGGCACGAACAACAATAGGGCCACGTGGATCTATAAAAGCACTTGAGGATGCTATAAGCATGCTTGATGGCCTCTCTAGAAACCTGAGGTCAGATGCATCATTTGGAGCAATTGAGGTGATGCAGCGGCAAGCGCTCGGTAAGGTCCGAGAGGCTGTTTATGGGAATAGGTATGGGAAAAGCCTAGCCCAGATTTTCAGCAGAACAAGGAAGAAAGGGGATATGAGCCCAGGCGGTGGAACCCCAGTAAAAACTGGTCGCCTTCAAAACTCTCTCACTGCTGAAGGCGCCCCATACTCAATCTATAGCGAAAACTACGGCAAAGGCGGTTATATCAGCGTCACTTATGGTGGAGACCCAGTTGATAAGGGCGAGAGGTATTTCCCCAAGGTGGAAGAGCGCTACGGATTTTTTGAAGACGGGATAAATCAGTTTGAGCGATCCCGGACCCTGAAGAAGCTCCATGACGATATTGCCAAGGATCTATCTGCAGCGGTCCGGAACCGAATCGCCCAAAGAATACGAAGGGCTATGCGCTAACTTCGCAAGGGAGAACGCGCAGATCATCCCATCCGCGCCCACTTATTGTAAAAGTCAAAAGCCCAGGCGCAGACTGCACGCCAGCCGTCTCAGTAAACCACTGAGAGCCACCATCAAGAGATGGTGCCTGAATGTGCGTCCTGATCCCCTCGGTAAGGACCGAGAGGTGGTGGTAGTGGCCTGTCACCAGAATGGTTGCATCTGCAACCCTCTGCATCCCATACGCCTGATCCTTCCACCACGCCTTGATCTTTGCGGCTGATACCGCGCCCCCCCGACGGGCCTGATGCCCATGGGCGAGCCCAAGGATTGTGCCGTGAACATCCATCGTTAGCGTGAGTTCGTCTTGTGGGAACATGAATGTCACATTCCCGTACACATCTGGGTTGGCAGCAAGGATCTCTGCAACCTGCTCAAACACCGCAACGTCATCGTTGTCGCTGAATGTTGTGTATGCCTTTCCATTGCGTCGGTTCTCTCCGTGGTTCCCTGGAACCGAAGCGACCACAACCCTCGGGGCAATCTTCGCCCATGAGGTTAGTGCCTTGACAAGAAGTCGTCGCACGACCTTGACCTGCTCTCGCCGATCGAGATCGTTCTGGAAGGTCTGCATGGCGTAGTGACCGTCGCAGGACTCAATGAGGTCCCCAAGGCCAAGCACCACAAGCCTGTCAAGCTTCCTGCCCGTCTTCACGAGCTCCCTCCAGCGATTCTCAACCTCATTAATTCCGGCTAGGAATCTAGAGACGATGCCCTCGGAGCCGCCCCCTTCACCCTTGCCCATCTGAAGGTCTGAGATCCCCACGACAAGTGCCGTGTCGCCATCAAACGTTGTGACTTTTCCGGGCTTATGCTTTTTTATTTCATCAATAAGGTCATTCAGGTCAACGCCGCGCTCTACGCTTTTGCGAACGACCTTGCCCTTCCACTGGCGATTCGGAACGCCCTCTGGGTTGCCCCAAACATTAAAAAGGATTGGCTCAACAACTTCAAAGTGGTCGGGATCAAGACCCCACACCTTAAGTACTGCTGACCAATCCGCCGCCTGATCAAGCGGACCACCGCTTGTCGTAACGGTTCCTTCGTTTCCGTTCCATGTGATTCCTGGCTCCCAGCCCTCTGGGTGCTGCCTTTTCGGTCGCTTTGCATCTGATCGTTCTGACTGTATTGCTTTCAGTTCATCTAGTTCACTCACTGCACGCACACTCCCCTCGCCGGTGGCGGGCAACAGTATGTCGCCTCACCCTGTATCCCCTGCGGTCAAGCCAAACACTAATTGTGCTGGAGTCAATGGTTTGATCCCTGAGCGCCCCAAGGAGAGCCGCCTGATCATTGGCCCGCAGGATCTTGTAAACAAGACCAGCGGTGCACTTTCCGCCGCGCGGTTTATGAGACTGAATCTTTTGCAATTCCGCAATAGCGGTTGCTTTGCTTGCCATTAAACCTCCCTGACCTAGCCCGGCTACGGGGTAGGCGTTAGTTGCCCCAACGGATAGCAGTATACAGCATAGAACAGCGGTGTGTTCACAATAATGTGGAAAACTGCCTAGGGGACAAACCTCATGGCAATGGCAATTAACGCAATAACGACCGCTATGGCTGCCGCGCCGTCTGGGAGCGCCCACCGAATAATCCCCCTAGCCTGCCGCTCTGTTGCCTCTTTTGCGCTAAGGGTAGAAACAATTCCTTGGACGGCTTGGTGGATCTGGTCAACCTTGACCTCAATGCTCTCTACTCGCCGCGAAAGATCTTCCATTCGTGCGTCCATATGACCCCTCCAATAGGAAAGCGCAACTACCTCCTCGCCAGAGGAGGGAAGATCATCTGGAATCCTCGGCGTTGCCATCAGTGCATTGTTACTGTAACACTGCAAAAAGTCTAGGCTTAGCCCATCTGCGTAGATCATTTGACCATTGAGCGGCGACGTATATAGGCGTACATTACTTGCATGGTTGGTGTGTACGAGTCTTTCTTTAGTGCTCTCAGCGGAGATAGCGCTCTCCAGACGCTCCTTGCTGGAACGAACACTGATAAAAAGGTGTACCCCATTACCAATGTTGGGCAGGGAAGCCTCCCAGCAGTTCGGATTGCCGTGCTTAACGGTTTTAGCGATGTCGGTTTGCCAGTAGATAGGCCAACCGTTGATGTTCTTGTCTCCAGCGCGAACAGCACAACGGAACTTAATGCCATATCTAAGCGGATTGACGAACTACTGAATCGCAAGCGGCTCTCGGGACCAAATGGTGTTGTTGTCCATTTGTGCCATAAGGTTTATGAGGCAGATGGATACGATAGCCAGTCGTTGGAATATCGGAGAATTATCCGATATAACCTAATAAAATCTTAACGCAAGGAGCAAAATAATGCTTACGCTTGGATCAGGCGTACTTGAGGTGGCTTACTGGGTGAGCGGCCGCGCAAAGGGTACTTCATCGTACTTTACTTCTGCGTCGGGCGGATACACCGCGGTATTCTCCATCGGACAGATCGCCGGCGATGTCGAGTTTGACATCAATTATCAGGAGCGCGAGTTCTACGGTCAGTTTAACTTCCCAATCATGAAGGCCCACTTCGGTGGCAAGGTTGAGGCGCGAGCCCGCCGGGTTGAGTTGAATGTAAACAGCCTCAAGAACTTCTTTAACAGCAACGGGACCGCAACGTATATCAGCACGGCCGAGCCAAGCTCGTTCGTGTTTGATCCAGACGTTGACGGCGGCTCGGGACAGGCGACCACGGCAGGAGCCGGTCTCCCACGCCCACTCTACGTGCGCTTTACGCACCAGCGGACCGATGACTCGTCCAAGACGGTCAAGATCCACTTGCCAAAGGCGTACACGATGAGCCTTAACATTCCGTTCACCCGAGAAGACATCATCGTTCAAGATGTTGACTTCATGGCGGTTGTGGACACCTCGCTTCTCGTGACGACGGGTGGAACGGCTGAGCCGACCATCTGCCTCATTGAGGCGTAATTAAAGCCTAAGGCTTTAATCGGCGGGTCGGGGGTTTTTCCCTCGGCCCGCCAAAACACTAGATTCCCAAATGCTCACAGGTGAGCGTTCTGGACGTATAATCAACCCATCCCCACAAGCAAGAGAAGATATCTTTTGGGCGGGGATGTAAATAGGTGGGAGAAATATGGGAACACTTACGGAACTGAAGGCTAAGAAGGCCCTTAACCTCAATGACCTTGCTGAGATTGAGGACAAGTTTGGTCCGCTCGACAAGATTGACCTTGCAAGGTTCGCCGTCGTGCGAAAGATTCTCTGGCTGGTAATCCGCAAGGACGAGCCAGAGGTCACGGAAACAGAGGTTGGCGAGCGGTTCAATATCCAGACCATGCAGGAAGAGGTCCAGAAGGTCCTTCGTGCAAGCGGTCTCCTTGGCTCCGATGAGGACCCCGAGGGAAAAGAGGAAGCGGCTGGAGCGATATAAATTGGGGTGAGCTATCTGCGTCATATTCTGACGCATTTGGCTTCACTCCAGAACAATTTCTCCAACTGACGCTCCCGCAACTTGCTGATTTTGCGGCATATGCAGAAAAGCGAGATTCGGAAATGAAGAAAGCGTCAAAATCGCCGCAGCCTGGAAGCAAGCAAACGGTAGGCAGCACTACCTCGTTTGAACAATTGGTTCATACGTTTGGTAGCCCAGATGTAAAGGCGAAGTTGTTGAACAATGGCTGACGATCAGACTTCTGAAATACGCCTAGAACTCTCAGTTGCGGCTAAGAACGCAGCCGACCTTGAGAAGATAAGAGGCGACCTCCAAAAACTTCTTGCCACATACAAGCTGGTTGAGAAGGCTGCTGAGGCTGCCCAAAAGGCAATTTCTCAGTCCGGAACATCCGTTAGAACTCAAGGGACTGGCGGAGTTTCAACTGGTCGGGCTGGGGGATATTCCGCAACCGATGTTTCGGAACTAGTTAGGGAAGCGCAGTCGGATCTTTCCCGGGCAAGGGGAATGCTTAATCCAACCCAGAAGGCTGGCGGATCGCTTGTCGGAAAAATTGATGAACTATCTACTGCAACAGATAAAATCCTTACGGCTAAAAAGTCAGAACTTGGGGACCTTAGTACACAGGTTCAGAAAATTGGCGCTCTTGCGAAGTCTCAAGTTACCGCGGGCGGTAGGGCGGTTGAGATACAGAATGCAAAAGTTGAGGCTGCAGGAAAAGATTTACGAGCCGCCCAAGATAAGCTTGATGCTGCTGCTGACGCTGGATCTGCATCTGCAAAAAAGGCACTTAGGGAAGAGTTTCTAGCCTCCGCAACAAAGCGCATTGACGACGAGAAAAGAGAGGTCGGTGCTGCCGAAAAGCGCGCTCATGACGCAAAGCTAGAAAAAGCCGCCAAGGAAGTTGCTGCTGAAACACAGAAAGCCGCTGAAACAAAAAAGCAAATCTCTGCGGAATCTACCGCGACAAAGAAAGCGACTAGCTCAAGAACCGCCGCCGCAAAGGCAACTGTAGAAGCCGCCAAGGAGTCGGCAAAGGTCGCAGAGGCGGCAACCTCAGAGGTAAAGAAGGCTGTTGCGAAGTCAACCCCAAAGGCAGTAGCCGCAGAGGTGGCAAGGGTTGCCCCAAGCTCCCCACGAGCATCAAGGGTAAGTCCAGTCACGGACGCTTCAATACAGCGAGATCTTGCTCGAGTAAATATTAGCGGAAGAAAGGGGCCGGCTTCTGTTGAGGCAAAACTTGACAAGGTCGCTGCATCAGCCGATAAGGCTGCCGCTGGTCTTGATAAGGTCGGCGCCGCAGCAAAGTCCACAACTGAACCAGACCTAATTGCACGAAAAGTTCGCCCGGCTGGGTCCCTAACCCCTCCGCTCAATGTCAGCCAGATGGCGGAGTGGGGGAAACTTGGCGGACGATGGTCTCAGCCAAGGGGAAGAACCGCTGCCGCTGGCGGAGGCGCGGAGGGTGCCGCCCAGGGAACGCAGCGGGCTGCTCGTGCCGCATCACAATTTAGCGATAGCGCAAATCGCGCGGCTAGATCTGCCAATAATCTTTCTAACGGCTTCCGATCAATAAGTTCTAGCGCTGGCGGGGCAACGGCTGGCATTCAGCGCGTCGCCAAGTCCCAAGATGCAATTTTTGGATCAGTCAAAAACGTGCTTGGGATGGCCGCTGGCTACCAAGTCCTTCAAGGGATTGCCACAGAGCTAGGGCAGGTATTCGGTCACCTTAAGGGCGGCGTTATCGGCTTTAACGCAATGGTTGAGCAGAGCACGGTAGGGTTCACCACGCTGTTCAAGAATCAAGCCGATCAAGCGTACGCGGCAGCCGACGGGCTCAACCAGCAGCAAGTTGAGCTTCTTGATGCAACTAAGAAGATTGACTTTATTCGGCAAGGTTATGACAATGCCGCGGGCGCTGCTGAGGGGATGATTGAAACCGTCCGGGAGTTCGCAAACGTTACGCCGTTTAGGTTTGCGGAACTCAATGAGTCGGCGCTCCGCATGCGCGCATTCGGATTTGAGCTGGACGAAGTACTAAGAAAGAATCCTGAAACCGAGAAGTTTGAAGGCGGAATTGTTGCGGTTGGTAACGCGGTTTCCGCACTTGGTGGCGGCGCAGACGCCTTCCGAAGAATTACATACGCCCTTGGTCAGATGAAGCAGGCTGGTCGTGTCTATCAAAACGACATGATGCAGCTGGCAAACGCAGGAATCGGCGGATATAAGTACATTGCTTCGCAGTTGATGCGTGAAATAACCACAGATGGAAGTGGTAGCCGCGACAAGGTCCAAGCCCAACACTCTCAACTATTTGCGCAACTTGAGACAAACGCAATTGAAACCGTTCGCCGCCTCACCACGAATGGTCAGATTTCAGGAGAAGCAGCCGCGCGTGCCATTCTTAGCGGTCTTGAGAGGGACTTTGGTGGCGGAATGGAGGCGCAAGCCAAGACATTCCAAGGGGCGTTTAGCACGGTCGCTGACACATCGCAGTCGCTTGTTGCTGATGCCTTCAAGCCGATGTTTGAGTCAATTAGGGATACAACATATGCGCTTGGTCAATTCCTCCAAAAGGACGAGGTCAGAAAGCGCGCAGTAGCGTTTGGCAAGGTAATTACGGAAGTAACAAAGGCGCTTACATACGTTGGCAACGTTGTGATGACAGTTGTCGTCAAGTCGTTTGGTGATTTCCAGCGCGTTGTGCAGGCTGCTGGAGACGAAACTAACAAGATGGCAAGTGGTGTCAACTTGGCATTTGGCGGTCTATTCAGGGGAATTATTGCAGTTGTTGAACTGCTTAAAAATGATCTCATTAGGCAACTGGTATACGCAGCCGCACTGACAAAGGCGTTGTTTGCATTCGGTGCGGCAAACCCTCTTCTAACGCAAATAATAATTATCACAACTGCAATCGGGATACTTGCGCAGGCGTATAAGGACAATACTTTTGGGTTTAGGGACGCGATGCAGTCAATGGCAACTGCCGTTGAGCCACTCCTTGTTGCGATAAGGGACCACATCATTCCACTCGTTGGGGAAATGGCAGGAGCGTTCTCTGGGGCAGTGTTCGGGGTGATAATTGCTGGTCTTGAGGCAATCATGCCGGCGCTTCAAGTCATTGTTGAGGCGATTACTGGATTCCTTCGCCTAATTGCAACGTTCAAGGGCCCAGTTGCGGCACTTGGGGTTGCGCTTGCTGGTGCGTTTGTATTCAATAAGATTGTTGTTGGATTTGCTGCAATCTCTCGTGGCGTAAGTGATCTTATCTTTAAGTTTGATCGCCTTGCCATGTCCGCCAAGGCGGCAAGCCAGGGGATGGTGCTTCTCCCGAACTCAATGAAGCCAATTGGCGGGCCGATCCAGATGATTGGACCAGCTGGTCCATCATCTCCAGTAATCACTGGAAGAAACCTTCTTTCTGGAATGGCGAACAGGGCATCTGGAATCGGCATGGCTGGAATGCTCGCTGGAAGCGTTGCGCAGTCAGCGGCTGGCGACAATAAGGAGGGCGCCGAACTTGCATCAACAGTCGCCAATGTATCAACTGCTATTTTCGCACTTGGCGCGCTTAGGAACGTTGTTCCAGCCGGGGCATTTAAAACGGTAACCGATGGCATGAAGGGCATTGGCTCAAGCATTGGCGGCCTTGCAAAGATCAAGGGTGGGCCAATCCTTAACGTTCTGAAACAAATACCGCTACTCGGAGGACTCATCGGGGGCATGGTCCCTGCCTTTGGTGGGCTCATGGCGGCGCTCGCCCCGCTTGCCCCAGTGCTTCTTGCCATCGCCGCTGCGGCGGCGGTCATTTACGCGGTCAGCGAAGTTCAAAAAGAAGAGCGCAGGAAAGAGACCGCAACAAAGATTGATGAAATTAACAAATTTAACTATGGAAGGTCTTGGACTGGACTGAAGGATCTAACCCAAGATGAGATAAATGCCGTTAGCGATGTTGGATTTGCAATGAGGGGCAGAGGCGGTCAGGGTGCCGCGCCGACGACTCCTGCCGTACCTTCTGGTCCTTACGGAACCCAGACCAGCACAACAAGCGCCCCAACAAGCGGATACCTGTCAACGCTTAATCAGATGGCGACAACCCTTGAGGACCCCGCAGAAGTTCGCACAGAGATGGTTGAGAAGTACGGAGAAAGGGCTGTTGTTCATTACGAAAGGCTGATTGCAAAAGAAAAGGAGATGCTTGAGCTGCAGAGGCAGTGGAGGGAAAACAGGCTAGCCATGGGTCCCGACGAGCGCGAGGCGGAGAATATTGCGTTCCGAGTCGGTGAGCGAAATTCATACATTGCGAGCCAGCAAGAACGAAGCGCAGAAAACGTCAAGGCAACCAAGGATCAGATGAAACTCCTTGTCAACGCCACCGACCGTGCGGCGGGAAGTACTGACACCCTGAACTGGAAACTGAATAAGGTCAAGCAGCAATATGCCCAAGCCGTTCAGTTGCTCCAGACCCTTGCCGAGGGGGCGCTTCAAGATCTGCTAAATCCAGACTCCATGGTCAATCCGTATACCGGCCTTGAGGAGGCTGGCTTGACGATGGAAGAAATCATGCAAACAGAGCAGGAGATGGGCTTTGCCCAATTTGAAAATCAGTCGGGGATTACTCGATCGTTTGAAGAGTACAAAGATATTCTTGAGTCCATTGAGCCGCTCACTGAGGCAGACCTTACAAATGGAAAGATTAGCCTCAAGGCAGTTGAGCGCCGAATGTCCATTGAGAAGGAGCGCCGAAAGGAACTTGATCGTATCAAGGCAATCGCGGAGGTAGAGTACGACCTAAGCGTGGAGATACTCAAGCAGTATGACCAGTCAATTGATCCGCTTGAGCGTGCTGTTCAGTTGCGTCAGGCGCAACTAAAATACCAGCAGGACATTGATAAGCTTCAGTTTGGTGGGATTGAGAACATTCTTGACGAGGCTAAGGCGTCTAAGGAGTGGCTCGCGGCAACCCGGGCAACTAAGGCGCGACTGGAAGATTTCAAGAAGGGTCAGCAACTGATTCTTCAGGAAATGACTAATATGTTCAATCAGTATAACGAGGATATCGCAAATATCCTATCTGACCCAAAACTTTCTGCAAAGCAGCGAGAGAATGCGGTCAAGGCCCGGCTAGAGAAACTCTATAAGGATCTTGAAAGCAATTTTGGTATTACCAAGGTAATGCTTGGAACCCAGTTGTCGCAGATGAACAGCATCATTGATGGAACGCTTGCCCAGATTGGCAACCCGAACATGCCGAACATCAACTGGGGCGGAAAGCTCGCCGATGCAATGGAGAAGGGTGGCTTTGGGGTCCTCACCGACTACCTTACAAGGAAGGCGGTGCGCGTTGCTGAACTAACCAACCAGGTCATGGCGGCTGCAAACCCAGGCGACTTGGTTGATAAGATGGCGATCACAAACCGAAAAGCCCTAACAAAGTTGTTCGAGGAGCGCATTGGCGCAATGCATACCGCGCACTTTGCTGGGCGCGCGCCTGGTTACGTTTATGGCGCATCAAGGAATCTGGGAGATAAAATGCAGGCCTTTAAGAAGGCAACAAAGTATTCGGATATTCTTAACCTGTCCAACGAAATTGATACCCTTATTCTTAAATACGGTGGTGGCAAGTTCGCCAAGGGCGGGCAAATGCGCTCAGGTCGCATCGGCCTTGTCGGCGAGCAGGGCCCAGAGCTCTTTATTCCAAGAAGCAGCGGCATGGTGCTTAACAACAGCATCTCCTCCCGCCTGATGGGCATGCTCGGCGGAGCGGGGTCCTCTGGTACAACTGGAAATGTTACAATCAACATCAACAACCCAGTCGTGCGCAGCGATCAGGACATCAGGAAGTTGGCGGACCAGATCACACGCGCTCAGGTGAGCGCATTTAGGACCGCGGGCGGGAGGATCTAGCAGTGGCAACAGTTCGAGTATTCATCCAGCCTAGGTTCGCTGGCGCCACAGACACGCTTGCCTTTTATGACTTCAGCAAGCACGTTGACTTCACCACCCTTGAGTGGGAGAACAACGATCAGGGAACCCAGTCAACCCTTCGCGCATCAATCGCCTCCCTTACCCCAGTAAGCACCACGTCGTGGTTCAACTATGCAGGGGCGACTGAGTCGGAGAAGATCACCAAGGCCCTAGACGACGATTTCTTCCACCTCAAGATCCTCCAGCGCACAGAGGTGCAGGTGCGCGACATTTCAACAACGCCCCACACAATCATCTGGGGCGGCATCGTCACCCGGGTTGAAGAGAACAAAGAGGGCGGGGCAATCTCAGGAAGCATTGAGGCAGTTGACTACACCGAGATGCTCAATGAGTCAGTTGCGCTTGAATACACCTCTGCTGCTGAGTCAACCATCAAGCAGGTCATCACAAGCGATACATACTCTTTCACCGTAACTAACGCAAGCAGGGCAGAAAACATTGTCACGCTTACCATTAACCCTGAGCCAACGCTCGGCTCCCCCTATAGTCGAGCGCTTTCGTCTGGGGACACCGTCGTCGTCACCCTTAGCGATGCCACCTACAACGGAATCCACACCATTACATCCGTTACGTCTAGCGGCGCCAACACCCTTGCAACGTATGTCCAGTACGCAGCAGAAAACGACAGCGTATCTGCTGTCGTAACTGGAACGGCGAAGATCTATGGATTCCTCACTACCGACAACGCGCCGGGGTTGGACTCAAGAATCCGCGTCCTTGACGCAAACATCTACGACCTAAATACTGATTACAAGTTCAGCCCGCGCAGTCAGGGAATTGTCCGAAACATTCAGACTGTCTCGCGCCAAAACGTTTCATTCCCGTATAGGGCAACGATCACCACTACGGCTGGGCACCCGTATGCCGAGGGTCAGAGGATTACCATTTCACTTACAAGTGGGCCGACAAACTACGCAACCCTAAACGGGACGTGGACGATATTCTCAACACCAACTTCCGGAACCTTTACGATTGACACTGACTCTAACCTGACGATAACCTCTGGCTCAGCTGGCGCAAGCAGCACGGCAACTTCTGAGGGAATCATCAACCCGACGCCAATAAAGGGCGGCACGCTGCGACATAACCTTGAGCAAGTCGTCGGCAAGGGAACCGGCGTGTTCTACCTCAATCCGGGAACCCTTGACGGTGCTGGCGCCCTAACCCTTGATCTTTTTGCGCGACCAAAGAATCAAATTGACCTCGTATCCAATGGTCTATTTGAGGGTGGATCATCAACTGGCTGGACGCTCGGATCGTGGCTTGTGGATGCCGTTGGCAACACTGGTCCGTATAGTGTTGGGAATACCATCTACTACACCGGATCAGACCATCAGGACGCTGAAATGAGCCCAGCTGGTCGCATTAGCGTGGTCGCTGGTGAGAAGTATTTTGTTTCTTGGAGGCACTACTCTGAAAAGGACGCTAAAGAGAAGCCAAGAATGAAGTTTTACGACTCAGGTGATGCTGTTGTTGGAAACGCTCACGGGGAACCAATTAGCCAACAGGACCCAATTGATGACGAGTGGCATAGGGACTGGGGCATCGTAACCGTCCCCGCCACTGCGGTGAAGATGTCTTTCGTCCTGCACCACGAGGCGTTCGCGTCCTCGTATACAGCTAGGTTTACAGATATCCAGATCATCAAACTGACGGGTTCGTTCGGATTTAGCAACCAGCCGCTTTCGGACACGGTAACTTATGGGTTCCCCCTTAAAGACTTTGAGAACCCGACTGCGCCAACGGAGTCTGGAGAGGCTGCAAACAGGATTTACATCTACGCTCCGTACACCACCGAGGACCCGCTTACGGGGGCGAAGCAGGTCACTAACTACCGAAACACCTATGACTTCGTTCAGGGTGTCTGGGAGAACGGTGGCAAGCGCATTGAGTCATCACAGGTAAGTGGGCAGGCGACGACCACAGAACTTGCTCAACTCACTGCCCAGAAGTTCTTTAAGGATCGCGGTCAGGCGCTCCGCTCCTACGAGTTTGAGCACATCAGCGGACCCCTCAACGTCGGTGATGTCGTTCCATTTATCTGGTCCGACCTCGGGGTGGCAGAGGCGCTCGTTGTTCGCAAGCAGGTTGGCTACATGATCGGCGATAGTCCGTTCTACCGAGTTCAGCTCGGCGGAGACATGGCGTTCCAACGCAACACGCTGTACCTTGTTGAGCAGAAACTTGCAGAGGTCACTGGCAAGAGCACAACCTCAACACCGCTGCCTTCGCCGTACCCCGGAACCGCAACATCTGGCGGCATTCTGACCCCAGCAGTTCCTACGGCAGCGTCTGGAACTGGCTTTGTGGGGATTAGTTGGCAGTACCCATCGGCACTGATGAGCTCTACCTCATTCGGTGGATTCATTGTGCTCAGGTCGTCAGACTCCGGGAACTCCTGGTACAAGGTTAGTACGCAAGAGCTGGTGCAGGCCTCACAGAACCCGCTTGCACCAGACACGATGATTGCGGAGTACGGAGACAGTCAGGTTTCATCAAATGAAAACTACATCTATAAGGTTGCCGCGCTTGATATCGGCGGTCAGGAAACAGTCATTACTGAGTACTCAACTGTCTCTGCCCAAGTTCAGCCCGACGCTTTCCCAGGCGGGCAGGACATCACCGAGCCCTACACGGGTCTTGGAGTAAACGTCCCAAAGGTTGTCTTCTCGCTCGCCGAGGGCGAGACTGCCTTTGTTGTTGAGAGCGGTGACGCAACTACAAACCTTCCTGATGCGCAGTATCCACCTGGGCAATATGTCTATTCAGAATCTGCTGGCAAATTGTTCCGTGTCAGCGCCTCGGATCTATGGCAGCGGGCCGCCATTGACAGAATTGATGTTAGTTCAGACGGCACGGTTGCTATCGCAGCAGACAGAATTGCCACAGGAACGCTTGACGCAGGTATTATCAACGTCACGAACCTGAACGTTTCAAGCCTTCGTTCTGGGGACATATCACTTGTTGCGGACAATGACGACAACCTGTCGGAAATTAGCTTTAAAGACGAGGCGGGCGAGGTTGTTTCTCGGTGGAACTCTAGTGGTCTAACCATTTTCGGTGCTGGTGCCCTTGACGAAAACGGCCTAGGCAAGCGAGTCTACATTTCAGATGGAAGCATCAAGCTTATTAATGGGGAAGGAACAGAGACCGCCGCAATCAGCGGGGATGGAATTAACGCAAGCTCCATTACCCTTGGTCAGCTTCCTGGCGGGTCTAACTCAATTCCAAACTCCTCATTTGAGTTGGCAGCGTTTGGTACACCAGTTAACCAGTCACTTGCAACTGGCTACCTTTTGAACAACGTGATGACCACTAACAATGTTTCGCCACAAAACACGAACCTGCTGAAGTCTGGGACCATTAGCGGAATCTCATCCACGGGCACATTGGTCACCTATACGGCTACAAACACTTTCGCGGTAGACGATTATGTTACAATTTCTGGTGTGTTGCCAGTTCAGTACAACCTTGAAAATGTGAAGATTACTGCTAGAACCTCGAGCACCTTTACGGTTGCCAGCACGGCATCTGGGTCATATGTTTCATCGTCTGGAATTGCATACCGCGACCAGATTGAACTTACAGCGTTTGGATGGTGATATAAATGGCAACTAAAACCTTTGCGGTATCAAAAGACGGTTGGGCAATATTTGAGCGGCTCAATAGCGTTAGCCTAGGCGCGGGAAAAGATTACCACCTTGCAATTGGAGAGTCCGCACTATACGACTTTAGGTCATATATTCAGTTTACGACTGACTTTAGCGACGTTGAATCAATTACAAGCGCCGTTCTAACTCTTAAAAGCGCGCGGGCTAACGACGGGACTGTGGGCGGGTATACACGAAGTGGGCACGGGACATTTTATGCAACGACTATGCAAATTGACCGAGTTACCGCCTCTTGGAATGCTGGTACGCGCGGAAATGACGAGATTTTTTACGGCGACAATGCGCTTGAATGGTCTAACAAGCCAGCCTCAACAACCACCGGCAGGGCAACTGTCTCAACGCCTTCATCTCGCCCAAGCAGTCCAACAAATCTTACTGTTGACATCACAGATATTGTCCGCGCATGGGCGCCAGCAACTGTTACTGGGGGCGGGGCGGCAGCAAACTACGGAATACAGTTAAAGTCTAACGAAGAGGGTGCCGGTTCAGACAACGCCTGGTACGAGTTCTATTCTCAGGAAGGCGGCGCAAGCGGAATCTCTGGTGCGGTCGCTCCATTCATCACGCTTACGTATACCGAAATTACCAGCACTCCTCCGCCAGATCCAGAAGAGCCGCCAGATGAGGGTGGCGGCACGGGTACCTTTTATCCTACGGTTACACCGATTAAGCCAAGCGGCGAGTCCGACGGTACAAGTCTCGCTAGGATCGTTAACCTTAGCGACCCGCAAGAGTGGACCGACACCTCTCAATATGCCATGCCCGAATTCTCCTGGTCATATACTGACGGCGGCGGCGGCCCATGCGCATCGTGGCGACTCCGAATCTATTCTGCGTCAAGCGGTGGGACGACGTACTTTGACTCTGGGGTGGTGGTTGACGCCGCGCATGTTGGAGACACATCTGTAAGCCTTACGCCAAACGCAACTAAGCCGACCTGGATGCCCGGGGCTGGGTGGTCGGGTATTACGGGTCTTGTTAACGGAACTGTGTACTACTGGCAAATCCAGGTAACTGACGAGGCTGGGGAAGCAAACGTTGCCGCTAGAAAGCAGTTTAAAGTTCGCTGGGGTCAAGCGCTTTACGAATTTGACGCTGGCGCTTCATACGACACAACGTCTGGCTGGTCTGTTGCTCGTGGGTTTGAGCCTTCGGGGACACAGAGCACCTTTGTCTACCAAGCCTCTGGCGTAAAAAACACTGCAGTTATTACTGGAATTGCGCCATCCACACCGTCAGCTGGAACGATTGAATTTACATGCTCGGGCGGTCACTCTTTTGCCGCAGGGGACGTGATCAACATTGTTGGCGCATCGCCAAACGGATACAACCTAAGCAACCAAGTGGTTCTATCTGCTGGTATCACTGCAACCAAATTTAGGATTACCAATGCGGCGACGGGAACATACGCTTCTGGCGGACTGGTCTCCGAGGTTGCCTATCAGGTTACAACGGCAACGGTTTCTAACGTCACCGCAGCAGGTGGGACGGTCACGTATACGACGAGCGCGGCGCACGGGTTTGTTGCTGGTCAGCTAGTTACGATTACTGGGGTAGACCCAGTGGCGTATAACCTTGCAAATGTTCGCCTTGCCACTGCATCTGGCTCTACGTTTACGGTGACAAATGCGGCAACTGGAACGTTTGTTTCTGGCGGGGCGGCAACTATGCACGGACGATCTGGCGTTATGGCATCAATTACCAACGTGGTAGGAGACGGCACCGCTGTTACCTATACATCACAGAACTCCTTTGCTGCTGGTCAGCTAGTAAACATTAGTGGTATTACCCCAGCTGGATACAATAACGCTAATGCATTAATCCTTACTGCGACAGCATCTGCGTTTACTGTCGGGGCAAACACAACTGGCGCATACGTCTCAGGTGGGTCCGCCAACGCCGTGATCTCTAATGTTTCATCAAACATTTCTGGGCACAACCGCTACCTTCACGCGTACCTTCGGATGTCAAGCGACGACGGAAGCAAGCCGTATGTTTCTAACATTACATTTAGTTATGTTGATTCAATTCAATTGCCAGATAACTGGTACGGGGACCCTGCTACTACATATTTCTTTCTGGATCAAGAAATTCGCAGGTTTGGAACAAAGGCTGTAAGGGTTGAAACCGTATCTACCTCTGATGCCTCTATCGCTGCATATCGGCAATACGAAGGTGACGATATCAATGTTGTTCCAAGCACGATATATACGTTCTCTGCATACATAAAAGTTGGCCTGCTAAACGGGGCAAACAACGTAAGGCTAGTCGTGCAGTCCGGAGGAGGCGGGACTGAGCTTGCAAACTCTGGTGCCCACACGGAATTCCAGGCCGACGAAGAGGGATGGCGCCGCATGAGCATCACATTCACCACTGGAGGGACGACGACATCTGTGCGGCCGCTCATTCTCCTTACGAATACTGCCGATGTCATCGGTAACTACTTCTGGGCAGACGGGGTTCTTTTTGAAGAGGGTACGGTTGTTCGTTCTTGGACGCCTGGTTTCGTTACCTCTGGCGTTACGTTTGAGGGGGGCGGACTAAACATTGACACGTCCCAGGGGGGAAAGCTCAGGCTCAAAGCATCAACGGGTGGTGCTCGAGACGAAATCTCCGTTGGCGCAAGTGGACTAGTATTCGGTGGCTCATCCAGCCCAGTTGAGTTGTACTCAGGGACAGCAAACGTCCTTGATGTTGCTGGCGATGTAAAAGCGAGCCTTGGCTTCTCCACTCCTGCCACCGGCAAAACGGCAGTTGAGCTAACCAGCCAGAGCACGGATACTGGTCTAACGCTTGGAACAGATACAACTCTTTACAGATCAGGCGCAGGTGCATTGAAAACAGATGGTTCCTTTACTGCTTCATCCCTAACAGCAACAGCATCGGTTGTTGCAAGCACTACGGTCACTGCAACAACTGGGCTTACGGTAACCAATGGCGGAATCACAATGAATGCCAACACTCAAAATGTCACCCTTGCAAACGGTGGAAAGGTCGTATTTGGTAGCGAGGAAATTGGAAGGAGCGCTACGGGAACAATTGGTACGAATAGTGATTTTGAAACAACTGGTATGATGTTTGCTGCAAACATCGCAAGCGGCATTATACAGGTGACTCCAACAGCAAACACGAACACAGGCATAGCGGTCACTGGGCTATCTGTGCTGTGTAGCGCTGCAACCGCTACACAGGCAAACTTTTCGGTGCTGGTGACTGCGAACTCGTCAGCGACCGCCACTCAGAACGCATCCTTCTCCGACCCAAGCTTTGACGGCTCAACTCTGACTGGATTCAGCGCAAGAATCCTAAGAACTAACACAATATCCACCAGCCTGAACTGGCTTGTAATAGGGAGGTAATGTGGAAGAAATAGATCTTGGAAACGTGCTTATGGATACGACCTGTAGAACGCAGGGCTGCGTCAATGAGAATGTCACGCACAGGGTAAGTGTCCCAGTAAACGCTGACGGCGTCTTCAGGGTGGTGTGCGGAACTTGCTCACAGCCAGTAACGGATCTAGTTGAGGTTCAAGAGCCCTAATCCCGTAGAACCTTAAGGTCAAGACTCTGGGTTCCTTAAACGGTAGAATATCCGTGTCAACCTACATAGCACGGGGGTACCAATGGCAACACATTTCCGCGTAAAGTCCCAGCTTGACCACGAGGAAAAGGGCGGCATTCTTGATGACTGCGGCCCATCCAGCGTGGCTGCGGCTGTTTCGTGGGCATTCAAGTACACCAAGGACTTCTCTGCGGCTGACGGCATTGCCGCCAAGGAGAAGGCAACTGGGCATAAGGACAAGCAGGGCGTGTCCGACAACGGCTCGTCTCTCGGGGACCTGATTAAGTCAGCCCGGGTGCTTGGCGCTGATGCTCGATTCGCAAAGTCTTGGGAAGATGTCGTTAAGTCCGCAAAGGCTGGCGCTGGTCTCATCGTGTGGGTCCAGCAGCCGATTGGCTACCCAGCAGGGCTGCAGGTGTCAAACTGGCACAGCAAGTGGGCTGCGTACTGGTCCAAGAAGGACAATAGCCACATTAAGGCTGGCTATGGCCACATGACCGCTGCTGCCTATGACCCCGAGCTTGGATGGCAGTGGGCGTGCCCAACCCGTTCAGGTAAGGGCAAGGAGCAGTTCGGTGTGATCGTGTCGGAAGCCCAGTTGCAGCAGATTGCTGACTCCAAGCGAGTAAGCAAGCAGCATATGGGCAAGCCTCACGAGCATGTTATAATCATCACAGCAAAGAAGTAAGGAGAGATTATGTCTTCACTCATTAATGGAATTAAGTGGATCGCCGCAAATACGGGCATTGACGAGATGCTCCTTGAGGCGGGTCGGGCATTCCTCGCTACCTCTATCGCGGTTGCACTTGGTCTTGGAATCCCGCTCCTTGACATTAGCGGCGGAGACTTCCGAATGGTCCTCTCAGCCGGTTTGGCTGCCTGCTTGCAGGTTGTGGTCCGGGCCCTGAACCCTGAAGACGCCAAGTTTGGTGTCGGCAAGGCAAAGGTTGAGCGAGCCAATCAGGATGCCGTGAACCAGATTCAAGGCACCTCCATTGACCTTGACGGCGATGGGATTGCAGACGAGTACTCAGGAAGCCTTGCAAACGAAGTCTACCCAGACGAAGACGCTAAGGCGTAATACCTAGCAGGTAAACGAAAGACCCGCCCTTCGGGGCGGGTCTTTTGCTATACTGGACATATGCCAGCCTACGATTTTAAGTGTGATCCATGCGAACTTACGACTGAGGTTGTGCGCCCTATGTCTGATGACTCAAAGGTCTTTTGCGAAAAGTGCAAGGCTGAGATGCGCATGAACTTCTCGTCGCCGAAAATCGTCTACAAGGGCTCTGGGTGGGCGTGGCAGGAAAAGATCCCTCAGAACACCGACGTCGTTATCGGCTGATCAGTCCTCGCGCGAGATGCGCAGTGGCATTGTCACAAGCCAGGCAACGCACAGCCAGAGCAGCATGATGCCGACAAAGTTACGCGTATCGCCGTCTGGGAGAACAATCCAACCAACGAGCAGTCCGAAGACTGTCCACGACTGTGACACGAGCTCATTGATTACTTTTGGCAAGAGGTCTCTAACGGCTTCGCCGATTCCAGACAGGCGCTTCTTGAACTTCTTTGGCCATGCGCTTACCGTCCACCAGACGGCTAGATAGATATCCTTAAGTGCGTCCATAAAACTCCTTATCTATTGCGGCGATGAGAGCGCCCGCCGCTAGTTCGCTTATCAGATGACCCACCGCCACCACCGCCGCCACCACCGCCACCAGATGGGGACGATGCGCCAGCACGAGCCGCAGCAGCCACAGCGTTCTGGGCAACTTGCGACATGACCAC